CGGAGAGACGATCGAGGGCGAAGCCATGGACGATGTTACTGTCATCGGTGTAGTGACGTTTACTATCTGCGATGTGCGCCAGGACAATGCGGTTGTTTAGTCGCTGTCAGCTCAATGATGCTGTGTCGTAGATGTGGCGTGACAGGAATGCACGATAAAGACAGGGATGTATTCAAACGACACGAAAAGACACAAAACCGGATGCGAACGCGGAAAACATGTGTGATTACAGTGTGTTATTTAACGCTCTACTTTCTTCTAAGCCGTAGGTCACAGGTTCGAACCCTGTAGGGCGTACCATTAAGAATCAGATACTTACGCCAGTTTTAAACCAGCCTGATTTCCTCCTTGTGTCGTATTTGTGTCGCTAGCGCCAAAAATGGCGTCAATTTTCCGTGCGTGTTCGGTCAGGTGGTTCGGTGCCAGGTGAGCATAACGGCGCACCATCTCGATGCTCTCCCATCCTCCCATTTCCTGCAAAACAGAAAGCGGGACGCCGGACTGAATAAGCCAGCTCGCCCAGGTGTGCCGGAGGTCGTGAAAACGGAAATCCTCGATCCCCGCTTTTTTCAACCCGGCGCGCCAGGCGTTATTGTCATCCACCCGCATTTTTCTAACCGCGGGCGTTAGTGTTCCATTAGGGCGATGTTTTGCCGTGGTGTGAACGAACACCCACCTGGAGTGCTTCCCTATCTGATCCCTTAATACCCTGCATGCGGTATCATTCAGAGCCACGCCAATCGCCTTGCCCGCTTTTGCGTTCTCCGGATTTACCCATGCAACCTTTCTCTGCATATCGACCTGCTGCCACTCAAGCCCGATGATGTTTGAGCGGCGCAGGCCGGTTGCCAGTGCAAATATCACCACTGGCTTAATGCTCTCCGGCATGCACTCGATCAGCCGCTCAGCTTCTTCTCTGGTCAGCCACCGTATCCGCTTACTGATCGGCTTGCGGGTTTTGATAACAGGGGCTGTTTTTATCCAGCCCCAGTCATTCGCCGCGGCCCTGAGAAGGGAGCGAATGAAGGAAAGGTGTTGCGCCTTCGTAGCCTGCGAAACCTGCCGTGGTTTGTACTCCGGAACCGGCTTTCCCTTCCTCATCGCGGCATCACGCTTACTCTCCCACACCTGCAGGTGCTTACGGTTGATCATCCCGTTAACGGCTTCGTGAATTTCCTCCGCCGTTATCTTCGAAACATCACGGCCGGAAAAATGCTGCAGCCAAAACTCAATTTTGGTTTTGTCATCATCCAGCGATCGCTTATGGTCCTTTTCCCGCAGCCACCGGATGCAGCACTCTTCGAAGGTTCTTACGGGCAGGTCGCCGATCTGGTCAACCCGCCACGCTTCCGCCTTCAGCTTGTCGTGGAGCTCCTGAGCCTGCTTTTTGTCCCCCGTGCCAAGAGATCGCCTAACTCTTTTTCCTGACGGCGTAAAGAAATGACAGTGCCACACGCCGCCCCTGAGGGTGATTGACATAAAACTTCTCCTTTATGTTCACCCGCGTTCGCGATGACAGGATCGCGCGGGGTTTTCAAATATGCAATACACGCAGCCTCGGTCGTTCTGTACTTGTTGCCGACCTTGCGGCCGGCGAGCTCCCCAGACTCAATCAGGCGGTAGATCACCCGCGCCGACACGATGAGCAAATCGGCGGCCTGCTGTGCTGTTATCGGTTTGTCAGATGCCATATCACCTCCGATGCTTACCGCGTAATTCCTCTTCTTCCTGACAGTCAGCACAGCGCTGGCATCCCGCCACCAGTTCCCGGCGCCGCTCGGGTATCTCTTCCCCGCAGTCGCGGCAGTGAGTAGCCGATACCGCCGCATGGTTGATGCGCATGTTCTGGATGGTCATTTCCAGCCGGCGCTCTGCCAGCTCGTTGGCCTGATCTATGAGTTCTGCGCTCATGCTGCCTCCAGATTCCCGATCCGCTTTAACTCAGCCAGCGATACGGTCGTGATGATGTGTCGCGGGGTGATGTACGGGCGCCAGATAAACAGGAGCGAGCCTTTGGGGTTGCTCTGGCGCTTTCCTGTAACGGATGCCGGAACAAACTGAACACGGCCGCCGGTTATGAGTCTGAGTTCATCAGCTGATTGCATGGCTGAAATAAACCAGCCGGTAGAAATGTCAGCCGGTAACAACATCACTACGGCCTGAGACTGCGCCCGGGATTGCTCGGCTGCCTTTTCCACCCACGGCCCAATATCGGAATAGGGTGGGTTACACCAGATAGCCCCATATGACGTCCATTCGCTGTTCAGCGAGTCATCCAGCTCAGTGAGATAGTGAGCGCATAGCGCATTACTCTCAGAGGCTGCAGCATCCAGCCAGAAGCCAAACTCGCGGTCGAGCGCGTTGAAAATTTCAATCGGCGTTTGCCAGTAGTCACGTTCATTTTTTGGAGTTTTCGATCCGCCATAATCAGTCATTGCGCACCTCTTTTCGTATCTGCCTTTCTCATGCGGCATGGTCGTGGTTTTTTATGCTGGAAATCTCTTTCTCCAGCTCTTCCAGGAACTTTTTCACTTCGGACTGAATCTCATTTGCCAGTGCTTCGTCGAAGTGAATGCGCTTTTTGAAATAGGCGAGGTCTGGCGGTAGACGATCGTCGAAACTAACGAAATCACACCATTTGCGCCCTGTGCACATCATCTGAGCGTGCATCTGCAACAGGTACTGGCGTTTTGGCTCGCCAGTTTTTAAGGTCTCAAGATGAGTCCAGGTGTTGGGGCACTTAATTTCGATAAGCCCATCACCATTAACAAGCCCATCAGGACTTGCTGCGAATCCTGGTATAGTTGGGTGATCGATAAGCCCCACCTCAGTGATTTCGGCATCGAACTCATTCAGCGCATACATCTCGCGTGCTACCGGCTCGAGTTCTGTTCCGCGTATCATTGCGGCGTTGGAGAAACCTTCTTCAAGCTTCCCGGTGAGGCGCTGGCAAATCAGCTCGGCCATGTAGTTCTGTCGGCTTGCTGCATAGCCAGACTTGGTTCTGGCCATGACGTCAGCAAGGCGGCTGGCTGTGACTTTTCCGCAGCGAGCGGCAAACCATTCTGGGGTGCGTTGTTCCATCATTTATCCTCCGGCGCTGCGGCATCGACAGGTTCTGCGTTGTCGACTGCAAGGCTCATGTCATACATGCGACGCTTCTCAACCGCGCCGATAACCTGTTTCTCTTCTGCGCTTAACGCCACCCAGAATTCCTGGTACTTAACAGTTCCAAGGCGTGCGGCAGACTCGCCTTTTGCGATCAGTTCCGGGCGACGACCATCCGACTCATGCCCTACATGAACCTCTGTCGTACTCCCTTCAATGACACGCTCGGCTTCGTCCTGATCGAAGATGCCAGCAAACCCAAATGCGAGACGCGCACACTGGATCAGCGTCTTGTGACGAAGCATACGGGTAGGATGGGACTGCCATGGCTGAGTGTTACGTTTACACTCTCCCATGTACTCAGTAACGATGGTCGGGTGTGTGCGGTCTTTCCGGTATATCTTGCAGGTACACGCGCCTTCTTCCTTGTCGTAGGCAAACTCCATTCCATCAAACTGAGGATGTTCGTTGATGATTCGGGCCCAGCCGTCAACGCCGACCACTGGAACAATTCCACCTTTATCCGGGAATGCATAAATCTCTTTTGTCCACGGGTTCAGTCCGTACTGGTTGGCGACGATCAGCAGTGCCGTGAACTGCTCATCAGTGACATTCCCACCCTTAAATGCTGTATTTTTCAGAGTGTTCATCAGGTCAGTTCCGGCATCCATGCCGAGGCGGGAGGCAAGCTTCCCGGCCATTGTAGAAAGTGCTGTGCTCATAGAATTCCCCTCAAAGTTAAAACGGGCAGCCGGTGCGGTGATCCCAGTCGTATTCCGCCTGGGCGTAAGCTATTGCCGAAATGAGATCGTTATATGCCTCGCCAGCTGCATCGCTGCGGAGGCCTTCGTATGGGCTTTTGTCCATCGGTACAGAGAAGCGGAACAGGCCTGACGGCTCTTTCGGCAGGGCATCGATAATTTCCTGCGCCCGATCGTCAACCCACTTTTGCTTCTCTTCGGTGAGCGTTTGCTCGGCCCACTTACGCTCTTCGATCACGTCGTATGCGCGGTATGCGTTCATAGCTCGCTCCTGAAATTTGGTTGTGAAACGCCCGGCACCGTAATGGCTGCCTGATAGCTCAGTTAAATTCGTGCGCTGATATGCGCGGTTAATGCGTCCCGGCTGGTACCAGGTTCGGCAGCAGGTCGCGTGCCTCAAATGCTTTGCGAATGTGGCGCAGGTTGCCCTGAGGCTCGAACCAGAAGGTTTCTTTCAGGTAATCACGTGAAACCTTCCAGGTTGCGCCAGTTTTGGCGTTACGCATCATCACGGCGCGTCCGCTGTTAGGAATTGAGTTAGCCATTGAACACCCCCGTAACGTGCAGAATTTTGATAATCAACGCTGTCCAGATAACGCCGCAGATCAGCAGGCAGTAAATCAGTGAACGAATGCCTTGTTTGCTCATGCGACACCCCAGCAAAATTCAAAGCTTACCCATGCAACCGCAATCACAAGCAGAGCAACCTTTAAGCAGAACCGGTGCCATGCAGGTACTTCGTGTTCTCGGATCATTCTTCAGTACCTCGAAAATTAATCTCATGCAGCCTGAGAAGCCCACGCCCTTGCGTCACGACGATTAAGCCATGCCAACTTAACCCACAGGTCATGAACCCCATCACCTCGGCGAGTATTGCGGCATTTCTCGCGGTACCGGAGATACTCGGAATTGCACTCAAGGGCATATTTTTTTGCGGTCATCTCTTCACCTTTGCCTTATCGCGGCTAACGGAGCGTTGTTACCTATTACCGGCGCCAACGTTGTTGTTTGGATGAGTTGAATATACAAAACGTATTCATTACTTGCAATACAATACGTATACTTATTTTTGCTTCTCAAGATAACATTTTGTATTTTATGGAGGTTTATTTTTGTAAAGCGTGCTGGTAAGCTCAAAAAAACGCCAAAGAGGGTAGCGCCATGTCGAATGAGGATGAGTTTTTCGCAGAAATGCACCCGCAGATAGCGCAGATTATCGGGATAGCGGTTATGCAACTGCTGGTTGAGAAGCGCGAGCCATCAAGAGAGGCGCTGATAGAGATGATTCAGGTGTTGTGGCAGGGCGACCAGGTAGATCTGGCTGTGGAGCTGGCACTGGACGTGCTGATGCTGAGGGAAGAGTAGGGCAATAAAAATCCGGCGCGGTGGCCGGGTCACAGATAGTGCTGCACTACTTTGTATATGCCAGTGCCGATTGCAATGATCGTAGGCACACCCAGCAAAATTGATAGCTTGGCGTCTGTTATCTTTTTATCCACCGTGTCGGTTGATGGCTTTTTATCAAGAGCGGTTCTGATGTAATCAAGGCGCTCAATAGCAATAGTCATATTCTGGCTGATTGTTTTTACATCAACCCTCAACTCATCAACATCGCGTCTGATATAACTAACATCAGCCTCAAGCTTTGCTACTCTCGCCTCAAGCATGTTACCACCACCTCCACCACCACCTTCACTGAAAGCATTATGGTTTGGCTGTGGGTTTTGTTCAATATTTTCCCCATCAAAATTCACAGAGTAAAGGCGACGAGCCATTCTAAACCCTCATCGGTGTTGTGGCGATTAGGGAGCTAGTTTTTTCGTCAAGCAACTCCCCTGTTTTACCGTCAATATCTTCAAATATCTTTAATATTATGTCGTAAGTTCCTGGCTTTTCTAGGTTAATATCAATAACTTCAAGTGATACCCCGGCCAATACTGAGGATGAATCGATGTGAACAAACATAAATGTTTCCATTGCATCCCCTTCCTGCTTTTCATCTGGGAGTACGGACTTTCCATCAAAAAGAACATTCAATTCAGTCATATATCTTTTACCTGAATCAAAGTACATTAACGCAGTGAGATAAAAAGAACCCTTTGAAGGGAATTGTTTTTTAAACATAACCGGGTCAGGCGGCATGTAATGAGATATTGCCACTCCATCCTTGATCACCGTTGGATAGATTGTAATTATCTTTTCTTTTTTCATTTCAATCCCCGGGGTCCTGGTATTTATTAAAGAAAAAAATGCGCCTAGCTAGTCTTTGTTTTTTTTAGCAAACTACAGAGAAAAACCTACCCATGCTTCCTGTACGTCTGCGGCATGCTGCCGATCACACAAGTCTCAACTTAGTTTCTACAGCCACCCCAATGATTCGACAGTTTCCATTGATGGGAACCAATGGCCATTGAGGGTTTAAGCCCTTCAGGTACTTCTGGCCCCCATCAATAATCAGCTTTTTGAATGTCGCTTCGTTTGATTCGGATAGCTTTGCGATCACAAGGCTGCCATTTACTGGCTCTCGGCCGGTATCAAACAAAACGTAGGTACCCTCTGGAATGCTTAGCCCGACTGGTGACGTCATGGAATCGCCTTCAACAAGCAGCCAGAACGCTTCCCCTTGGATATGTGCATTCGACTCAAGCCACAGATCAACATCTTTTATGGAATAAGGTTCTATAGCCTCTCGCCACGATCCAGCCTGAACACTACTAAGCACAGGATATTCGTTGCCGCGCTTATAGGGCCCAACGTACTCAACATCACCCTTGATGTTTTCATCAATTATCATGCCGCCAGCACCCACAGAAAAATTATTCTTGCCGAGGAAGCGAAGAATTTTAGCTATGTCCTCCAGGCTGGGCTCTCTCCTTGCGTTTAGCCAATGACTAACGGCACCTTTGGTGATCCCGAGATGCTCTGCCAGCTCTTCCTGGTTTATGCCCTTCGTTTTCATGAGGGACTTTGCTAGGTCATACCATTTCATGCTCATACCCAAATGATACAAGTTGTATATCTTTCTTCGAGTCACAATTTGTATATTTACCTTGCAAGAAAAGAATACAATATGTATATTAAAACTGTTTAGAGGAGACCCGACATGAACAATCTAAGCAAGATCAGACGTCGAGCAGGGCTTACACAGCGCCAGATAGCGACGGAGCTTAATCTGACGGCCGGCGCTATCTGCCATTACGAAAACGGGAAACGGGATCTCAGTATTGAGCAATGCAGAAAGATTGTTGCTGCGCTCAACAAATACGGAGCTTGCGTCAGCATTGACGACGTTTTCCCCCCATCAAAAGCCAGTGCCGCCTAACCGGCGGCCATTTCAATCAACACCAGAGGAAGTATCACAGATGGAGAATTCAACAGCACGAAACAAACACCAGGCCAGGAATATTGAGTCATGGCTGCATAACCAAATCGCAATGAAGGGGACGACCAATGTGGCCAATGCCATGGGTCTTACAAAGTCGAGCATCAGTAAATGGAAGGAAACCTGGATTCCGAAAATAGCAATGTTACTGGCGGTCTTGGAATGGGGAGTGGTCGATGACGACATGTCTCGACTGGCGAAAGAAGTGGCAAGCCTGCTTAGAAAAGAGATGGCCCCAAAGTGCTCGCAACACTTTGAGGCCTGATGCGAATTAACTGGATCAATTCACAGGAGTAATTATGGCAAATACTGCCGAAGTAATCAATTTCCCTGTGCCTGTCGTGGCACTACAGGAGCTGCGCGTGGCAGATCTCGACGATGGGTTTACGCGCATCGCCAATGAGCTCCTTGAAGCTGTCATGCATGCGGGTTTGTCGCAGCATCAGCTTTTGGTGTTCATGGCTGTCATGCGTAAAACATACGGCTTCAACAAGAAATCTGACTGGGTCAGTAACGAGCAGCTCTCGGAGCTGACCGGCATTCTCCCGCATAAGTGCTCAGCTGCAAAAAGCGTCCTGGTTAAGCGGGGGATATTAACTCAAACCGGTCGTGTTATCGGGATTAATAAAACGGTCAGCGAATGGTCATCTTTACCCGTAAAAGGTACAGAAAAGAAACCTTACCTGAAAAAGGTAACATTACCCGAATCAGGTAAGAAAAGTTTACCCGAATCAGGTAACTCCTATTACCCGAATCAGGTAAACACAAAAGACAAACATACAAAAGACAATAAAGACAATATTAATAACCCCCCTAAATCCCCCCGGGCGGTTTCGTTCGATGCGTTAGCTGTTCAGTTGCCTGACTGGCTTTCTGCAGAAATCTGGTCGTCATGGGTGGCATACCGTCGCGACCTGAAAAAGCCGATCAAGTCTCAGCAGACGGTCACCCAGGCTATCAACCTGCTGGACCGCTGCAGACTGAACGGTTACGCGCCCGAAGAAATTATCAACCGCAGCATCGCCAATGGCTGGCAAGGCCTGTTTGAGCCAAATGGTGCCAAGCCTCAACCAACTCAACAGGTGCGAGTTGCCGAAAATTTCGCAGGGAAGGATTACGGGCAGACTGAAATCCCATCATGGGCGAGGGACTGATCATGGAACTGGAAGAAAAAATCACTGCCATTGAGCGGATGCTTGATCAGCTGAGTAAGCCACCGGAAGACATCCCGAATTGCGAAGTGGTTATCGAGCGCGTCTGTTGCGAAAAGCATGGCGAGTATGAGCAGCGCAAGCGGATCCTGACCAGCAGCATAATCAATCTGCCATCACCGCCGACACGCTGCCCGGGCTGCCTGGAAGATGAACTGAATTTTCTGAGGGATGAAAAGGTTCGCTGGGATAAGCGAGTTCGCCAGCAAACTGCAGAAAGGCTGCTTCGCCAGCTGGACATACCAGAGCGATTCTCCACGTGCACTCTGGACAGCTACAAGCCTGTTGGGAAGGATTCTGAGCGAGCACTACGGGTCTGCCAGGCCTACGCATCGAAATGGACTGATCGCCTCCAGCAGGGCGGTGGTTTGGTTATGTGTGGCAAGCCTGGTACCGGTAAAAACCACCTTGCGCTGGCCATTGCCCGCCATGTGATTGAGCACCACCAAAGCTCAGTCATTTTCACGACGGCGCTCAAGATTGCCCGGGAGTTTAAATCGACCTGGTCAAAAACAGCCACGCGCACTGAGGATGAGGTGATCAGCTACTTCACGAAGCCAGACCTTCTGATTGTCGATGAGGTTGGTGTGCAGTTTGGCAGCGAAGCCGAGAAGATGATCATGTTTGAAATCATCAACACCCGCTACGAGCGCCTGAAGCCGACGATCCTTATCAGCAACCTGCCGAAGGATGAGCTGACGCAGTTTATCGGCGAGCGCGTCATCGACCGCATGAACGACGGCGGCGGATGCACGATTTCGTTTACCTGGGACAGCTATCGGGAGAACCGGTCATGACAGGCAAAGACGCAATTCTGAACTACCTGAAAACGCATAAAACCTGCAGCTCTCCTGATGTGGCCGCGGCTTCAGGAATGACGCATACCTGCATCAACCAGGCTGCAAATATCCTGGCAAAGCAGGGAGTGCTGGTAGCTGAAGCTCGGGTGTGGCGGACGGTTTACTACCGGCTGGCCACGGAAGAAGAAATTTCAGGCAGGAAGAGCACAAACCAGATTTTCAACGAGTGCCGGCAGAGCCCGGCGATGAAGCGGGTACTGGCTGTTTACGGGAGAACATCAGCATGACTATCACACTACAGGCAGTAAACGAGCTCATCGCCTCCCTGGAGAGCGCAGGCGAGCTGTCGATCAGAGAGCAGAAGTTCCTGAAGCTGGCGAAAGAGTTTCGCATTTGCAGCGCTTCACTGGATGCCGCCATAAAAACCGGGAATGTGCTGGCAGACCAAAATGCTCAGCTGGCTGCGGAGAATGTGGCGCTGAAGAATGCTTTTGGCCCCGGCGATTCAGTGCTGAATTTTCTCACTATCGCATTACGCCACACAACGTATGACAGGATTGACCTTGATGACGTCACGCTGGCTTTCAAAATGTCACTGCCGGAAACCCCCGCCACCGATCGCATCGTAGCCGGGATTAAGGCTGATGGGGTGGAGGAGTTCGCGGCAAAACTTCGAATTCCTGGTGATGACCAGTTTTTTGACGCTTTAGCAAAAGGGGTTGCACTTGCTGCTGACGACTTCGCCAAGCAGCTGCGCGAGGGGGCCGGCAAATGATCCACTTCCACGGAGGGCCAATCACGCCAGATACCTGTGCGTTGAAAGCGTGGAAGGGGCGCCATGCGTTCATTAGCTTTGCAAACGCTGGTCAGTTAGCACTGGCTAGCGAAGTTACTCAGTCATTTGCTCTGGATAACGGCGCATTCAGTTTCTGGACGAAAAAACGCGTTGTGGACTGGAACGAGTATTACCGGTTCGTCGAGCGTTGGGCTAATCACCCTCGGTTCTCATTCGCCATTATCCCGGACGTTATCGGCGGCAGTAGCGAAGAAAACGATGCGCTGATAGCAGAGTGGCCGCACGGAAAGTTTATTGGGGCGCCAGTGTGGCACATGAACGAACCAGACGAGCGGTTTATTCAGCTCTGCAATGAGTTCCCCCGCGTGGCAATCGGCAGCATGGGCGAATACGACGCAAAGCGCCCGCGCCGCTGTGTGGCTCGCCTGCGTGACTTAATCCGGCATGTTGTGGATGAGAACGGCTACCCGATCTGCAAACTGCACGGCCTACGTATGCTCAATGCCGACATTTTCCGCCATATACCGCTGTCATCAGCTGATAGCACAAACGTAGCAAGAAATATCGGTATCGATAAAGCATGGCAAAAGTCTGCCTATGCGCCAGCCAGTAAAGAAACGCGCGCCGCTGTACTTGTCGAGCGTATCGAGTCCATGAACAGCGCCAGTGCGCTCAACTATAACGCCGAGCGCGACCGCTTTATGCCGCAATTGGCCTTTGAGATTTAGGGAGTCAACCATGACAGGTATCACCGAACTGGCGCAGAGCCTGAAAGCGGCAGCAGAGAAAGCGACTCCGGGGCGCTGGGAATATTACCAGGGAAATACGAGCATTGAATATAACGTTGACTCGATGGATGAAGACCAGGGTTCAATCGTTTATGTCGATAGTGGCGACTTCACACAGGCTCAAACAGACCGTAATGGGGAGTTTATCGCCCTGGCTAACCCTGCCAGCATCCTCGCGCTGGTAGAGGCGCTGGAGAAGGCGCAGCAGCGCAACGCAGAACTTGAAGCGCAAAACGACTATTTCGCCTCCCTTGTCGCAATGGCGCGGGTATCAGCAGATAAGGCGATACGGAAGTTTCCACAGCCCAATTACGTTCTCCTTAAAGTCGCTGAGGAGGCGGGTGAGGTCGTGCAGGCTGGCGTTCATTATGCCGAAAACAGAATGGAATGGGGTCAGGTAGAGGGTGAGATTGTCCAGTTGCTGGCAATGCTCATCCGCCTGGTAACGGAAGGTGATCAGGTTAATGGCATTACGCCGCCCGCGTTATGTTCCGCTGGCATCAAGGTGGAGGCTGAGTGATGGCACTGACACACGATGAACTTTGCCAGATAGCCTGCCGTTTTCTGCAAAACAACGGTTTCAAGGTGGCCTTTCATGACCGGTTCCGAGCATGGACGCCATACGGTGAGCAGGCTGATGCAATCGGCTTTCGCAATGGGGCCAGTTGCCTAATTGAGGCTAAATGCTCTCGTTCTGACTTGTTGGCCGACCGCAAGAAACCTTTCCGTGTTGAACCCGAGAAGGGCATGGGAGACTGGCGTTTCATGATTAGTGAGCCGGGTATCGTAAATATTGAGGATTTGCAGCCTGGCTGGGGATTGCTTCACGTGGTCAAAGGTCGGGTTAAGAAGGTTCACGGCTGGCCTGGCAACTGGGAGTGGGTTAACCGGGACAGCAAGCCATTTCAGGCTAACAAACAGGCGGAATGCGATTACATGTTTAGCGCGCTCCGTCGCATGGATCTTCGCGGACACCTCAAAGAAGTTTACGACGGCGTGATAGTTAACCGGGCAGCAGAAGGGGCCAACCAATGACCAAATCAACCATAACCAGAGAGCAGTTACTCGAAATTATTGAAACCGATCATGTGCAGTGCGGTGAGGCATCTTATCTAGCCAGAATGGCGCTGGCCGCAATGGACAGCAGCGAGTCGGTTGAACTGCCGCTTGACTACCTGCAGGGACACAAAGACGGTCTGGAATGGGCCGCCCAACTGGCAGAAGCCAATCACCCTGAAACAGGAGACTGGCTGTACGATGACCCTATCGAGCTGGCAAAGGCTATTCGCAAAGGTCCAGATATGCCGCCAGCGCAGCCGGTAGCGGACAGCGAGCCGGTGGCGATAATTGACCAGGCTAACCTTGATTATCTCCTAAGTGGTGCTGATGCCGATGTGTGGCCTCCTGAGCGCGAAGAGATGGGAGATGTGCTTCTCTATCGCCACCCGCAGCCAGCGCCGGTAGTGCCGGATGGTTACGTGTTGGTGCCAAAGGAGATGACTGATGAAATTGGCGAGGCCATAGCTATGCAGGCGAACTGCTGTGGCGGCATAGCGCTTGACATCTACGACGCCATGCTTGCAGCCTCCCCGCAGTCACCCGGCAGTGAACCCGCTTCCGTGCCGGGTAAATGGATTCCGGTAAGCGAGCGAATGCCGGAAGCAGGCGTTAAGGTCTTGTGCTTCCCAGTAGAGGATGAGCCGATCCATGCGGTATTCAATGGCCAGTTATGGCTGCAGGATGTTTCATGGAGCGGAAGTGAAGAGCCAATTGATAACGTCATTCCTGTCCCTGTAACCCACTGGATGCCTCTGCCAGAAGCCCCGCAGGAGGTTAGTGATGCCTAAATCCCCCGCAGAACGCAAAGCCTCCAGTTGAAATCAAACCCCTCTCCGGAGGGGTTTTTCTCGTATATGCTCATTTTGCTTTTATCCCCGGGAAGGGCGATAATTACCTCGTCAGCCTGAGCAACTGACGACTTACTTCCGGCGCCAAGTGGGGACACATGGCGCAAACACTGCAATTTGAGAAGAGTTATCAAAACGTACTGATTCCCGCAGAGCCGGGAACCAGCGAATACCTGCAACTTATCCCCGTAGGGCAACTGCTTTGCGGTGAGTTCCGCAAGCCCCGGAATTACGCATTCCACAAGAAGTTCTTCAAGCTTCTGACTCTCGGGTATCACTACTGGACGCCTTCCGGTGGCCTCATTGAGCCCGCTGAGCGTACCCTCATATCCGGGTTTATCGACTTTCTCTCATCCGACCTCGATCAGCGCGCTGCACTCCAGAACGCCGCGGAGATGTATCTCTCCTCGGTCGGTATATCCCGTTCCCGCGATATGGCGCTGCTGAAACACTTCGAATCCTTCCGCGAGTGGGCAACCATTCAGGCTGGCTTTTATGACGAATACCAGATGCCTGACGGTAGCCGTCGTCGTGTCGCAAAGTCGATCTCCTTCGCCAGTATGGACGACAGCCAGTTCAACGGCGTCTACAAATCAGTGCTGAATGTGCTCTGGAACTACATTCTGCGTCGCAAATTCCACTCGCCGGCTGAGGCTGAAAACGCCGCCAGTCAGCTGCTGAGCTTTGCGGGGTGATGGCTATGCAATGTCTTCTCGCCAAAGTAATGGAGCGCGGCATCTTCCGCGTGCCGGCGCGCCGCAAGCGCAAGGTCGAAGTTAAGCCTTCCGACATCCCGACCCTGAAAGACTACACCGCCCGCCTGGTCGATAAGAAGTGGCTACGCCTGAGAGCAAGGAGGCCACATGCGTAAACCTGCACGTCGTAAATGCGCCCACTGCCGCGAATGGTTCCATCCTGCCCGGGAAGGGCAGGTGGTATGCAGTTTTGAATGCGCCAGCGCGATCGGCAAAAAACAGACAGCAAAAGCCCGGGAAGTGGCGAAGGCCAGGGCGGTGAAGCGCCAGCGCGAATCCGAGAAAGAGGGGCGCCAGCGTCGCCGCGCTAAGCGTGAGTCATTCAAGACAAAGGCTCAATGGGATAAAGAGGCTCAGTCTGCCTTTAACCGGTACATTCGCATTCGTGATGAAGGTAAGCCCTGCGTGAGCTGCGGAAACCCGCTTATTGGTAAGAGCAACTACCTGACCGGCAGCGCTATTGACGCCAGTCACTACCGTTCCCGGGGCGCAGCGTCGCACCTGAAATTCAACGTCTTCAACGTCCACTCCGCATGCACCCGCTGCAACCGGCAGTTGAGCGGAAATGCCGTTGAATACCGCATTCGCCTGATTGAGCGCATTGGCCTGGATCGCGTAGAGCGCCTTGAGGCTGATAACGAGCCGCGTCGCTTCGACATTCCCTACCTACAGCGCATCAAATCCATCTTCACCCGCAGAGCCCGCGCGCTGGAGAAGCGCCGCGCCCGCCATCAGGAGGCCGCATGAGCCGTGACGTTATCGAACGCATCCGCGACCGCTGGCAAAAGCTCCGCCTCCTGCGTAGCCGCGGCACCGTGCTGGTCGACTACAAAATATTACGCAATTTCGTCCGTATCTATAAGCGCCTGGGAGAGACAGCATGAAAATGGAATTAACCAACGAACAGCACCAGTGGATAGATCAGTGGCTCCAGCTTTGGGGCGCATGGTGCCAGACAGGGAAGATAGACAAGGCGATGATAAATATGATTGCCAAGTTCATGGCCACGGTTGAACCGCAAGCACCATCAAGGCCTGTATGCAGCGATGATGATGGGTTGCTGATTGATGCCGTAATCCGACATTACCTGAAAAACGTAGATGAGAACGCATGGAAGGTGATTTTTGCCTATTACGTCTGTAACTCAAGCGAGATAAGGATCGCTTCATGGCAGCATGCTGTGAGCAAACCTCGCCTGATGAAGACCCGCGCCGGAAACCAGTATAAGCACCCGAGCATTTCAACCATCCGCCGGGAAGTTAAGCAGGTTATCAACGCGGCACTCTTCTGTCTGTACCAGCCGCTGCAAAATGCGTTTAACGATCGCGAAAGCGTGAGGAAAATTGCAAAAAATAGTCATAACGTGCTTGCATTTCAATGAACAAATGAGCAATATATTTAGTGTAGGTTGCCGTATTTGCGTTTGACCTATCAGAACACCGAGCCTCGCCATCGTGCGGGGCTTTTTTATGCCTGCGATCCGGTCAGGGCTCTTGGGTAGAGACGTGCTGCACGACACGTCGACACCCGCCGCGCAAGAGCCCTGAACCAGATTGAATAACGCAACCATTTTGAATTATCAGCCTGAGGTATTTGCAATGAAGAAAGCAAAAATGCTGGCATCAATTACCGCAGATACCAGCAGGATTGAAAGTAAGATGTCGGCGTTACTTGAAGTGCTTCCCGAGCATGTCACGGACGAGGTTCTCTGCATACTTTCTCGACTGACTAACGAGATCATTCTTGTGAATGGTCCGGTCGCAATTGCTGCAGACGGCTCCTTCAATATCGTCCATGTTATGGATTTCGATTCCACTGCGTACAACGAGGTCATGTCCGCAGCCAGGGCATTTAAATTTAACCTTGCTCATTAGTAGGTTTCCTTGTCTGTATTGTGGTCTTCGCAAATCAACAATATCAGACAGGTTAAAAAGTCGCCACATGACGGCAACTACGATACACGGGCATGAGCACTAACGCTTAAATAATTCCTGATAGGTGCCAGATTGATCGCCTGGCCGTCAGCTCCACGAAACGGAGCACGCAACAGGTAAGGAAGTTACCGGAAGCAACGCCGTGGTTGTGCACGGCCCACTGTGGTAAGTAGCTTTCTTTCCGTTGTGGTGAATGAGCTAGATGGTGAGGTAAAGGCTCACCATGGCGATGAATGCCCGCGGCGAATGGCACCGCCACCACATCCAATCCCTCTACCTTGGGACCATTACGGCTACCGCGCCGTCACTTTTTACCCTTGGTATTACTTCCCGCCTTGAGCGGGTTTTTTATTTTCAGGGTCGCGGGTATCACCCTCGACGCTTTGTTGGTAAATCAGCCCGACGGCCCTGAACCTTTTACTGACTACAGATAGCACCCCGAACATTATCGGAGGTGGAGACTATGAAAATGCCTGACAAAATCTTTTCGGCGGCCTCGTACTGCACGTCAGGCGGCCTTATATGCACAGGGCTGGCAAGGACCTATGACTGGTTTCATGGCCTTGACTGGAATTTTATTGCCCTGGCCAGTGGCGTGATAATTGGTGTAGCGACATACCTGACCAATCTGTACTTTAAGCGCCGCTGGACGAAGATGTATCAGCAATCCCTCGATCGCGGCTATGGTGGCCCGCCACCGCAGGATGAATAGCAATGGCTAACCTGAAAACAAAACTCAGCGCGGCCATGCTGGCACTTATCGCCGCTGGCGCATCAGCTCCCGTTCTCATGGATCAGTTCCTGAATGAGAAAGAGGGCAATAGCCTCACGTCATACCGTGATGGCTCCGGCATCTGGACGATATGCCGTGGTGCTACCCGGGTAGATGGAAGGCCTGTAACGCAGGGAATGAAATTAACCCAGGCCAAATGCGATCAGGTGAATGCCGTCGAGCGCAATAAGGCGCTGGCATGGGTAGATCAGAATGTGCGGGTTCATCTGACGCCTCCTCAGAAGGTCGGAATTGCCAGTTTCTGCCCCTATAACATCGGGCCAGGCAAATGCTTTCCTTCCACTTTCTACCGCAAGCTGAATGCCGGTGACCGGAAAGGCGCCTGCGCTGAAATTCGCAGGTGGATTTTTGATGGCGGAAAAGATTGCCGCGTGCGTTCCAACAATTGTTACGGCCAGGTCTCTCGCCGTGATCAGGAAAGCGCACTGGCATGTTGGGGGATAGATGAATGAGCCGAGTAACCGCCATTATCAGCGCCGTAGTGATTTGCCTTGTGGTTTGCCTTGGATGGCTGGCAATGCATTACCACAACGCAGCCAATCAGCAGGAAACCAGAGCTGAAACCGCTGAACAGCAGGTAAATGCAGCTCAGACCATCACATCCAACGTTCTGACCACCATGACCATCTTCAACACCATCGTCGAGGCCAATCAGCATGCAAAAGAGCAGATCGCACTGGACGCATCGGGAGCCTCGGCTGATATCCGGGTTGCTGTTGCGAATGATGATTGCACTAATCGCCCTGTGCCTGCTGGCGCAGTTAAGCGGCTGCAACAATTCGCGAACGGTCTACGTCAAAGTGCCGGTGGTCCCGTTACCAGCCAGCCTGACGGCTGACACCCCGCAACCGGAAATTCCTGACAACCTGACGTGGGGACAGAGCCTGGATTTAAACGTCAGCCTGCTATCAGCGCTGGGGCAGTGCAACCGTGACAAGGCTGACATCAGGCAGGCAGAAGCAAAACGTCAGTAGGGCATTACAGAGCCACTTCCAGAGGTGGCTCGATAATGTCACAACGAGGTAAGGACTATGGCAAAACCGGACTGGGGAGCACTGCAACACCAGTTCCTCGCCGACCATGCCAAAACGGGTATATCACCGAAAGAGTGGTGTGAAGCGCGGGGGCTGAACTACACATCTGCGCGCCGATACATCAAAAGGCCTCCTGCGCAGAAAACTGCGCAAACTGAACTGCGCAAAACTGCGCAGAAGCCATCAGGCCAAGGCGGTGAGCATCCCGAGCCTACGCAATCTGCTGAAGGGCATGCGCAAGAAAACGTAGGGGTACTGAAAGCGCAGCACGAACAATTTGCGCAGAATATTGCGCAGGGGATGGGTCAGAAGGAGGCGGCCATCTGCGCAGGATATTCTCCAACGCGCGCAGAGTCGCAAGCCAGTATCATGCTCAAGCGGCCCGACGTTCGTCAGCGCATCCGGGAGCTGCGGCAAGAGGCCGCGCTACTGGTGACCTTCAATGCCAAAGACCTCGCCGAGTTGTCATTTAAATCGGCAAAAGAAGCGCTGCAGGATAAGAAGTTCGGCCAGGTGGCCCCGAATATCAAAAACGCTGCGCAGCTGACCGGCATCGACATGAGCACCAACAAAACGGAGGTGAATGTCGATCTGGCCGGGCTGAGCTATGGCAAGGTCTGCATTGTCACTCCGGCAACATGCTCTCCAGAAGTCTGGGCAGCGCATATGGATAAGCTGCGCGAGGGAAAGCCGACAGCCCAACAATAATTGATGGTGTGCTCTATTCGTTCAGCAGCGACTGGGCGACTGGCGTTCTGTATGACCGTGCGGTCGGCTCAGTCCGCTGGCGATGGACATACGGCGGACGCGGCGGCGGTAAGTCGGTAGAAATTGCCCGCGCACTGGTATTGTTGGGCGCCATTGAGCCGATGATTATCCTCTGCGCGCGCGAGTTCCAGAACTCGATTAACGACTCCGTGCTGGCGTTGCTGGAAGCTGAGATTAATAACCTCGGCCTGAACCACTTTTACAAGGTCAAAAATAACGAGGTAGAGGGGCGCAACGGCACCCGCTTCACGTTTAAAGGTCTGCGCAACAACATCCAGAGCATCAAGTCGATGCACGGCATCCGCATCTGCTGGGTGGAGGAGGCGCAGACGGTATCGCAGGACTCCTGGGACATTCTCGGTCCGACGGTGCGCGCGAACAAATCAGAGGTGTGGGTATCGTTCAACCCGCGGGAAGAAACCGACCCGACGTACCAGATGATGAAGCGCCACGAGTCTGACCCTCCTGACGGTGGCGCAATTATTCGCTGCGTCAATTACTGCGACAACGCGTTCTTCCCCGACGTGCTCCGGCAGGAAATGGAGTATTGCAAGCGCGTTGACTTTGACGCCTACGAGCATATCTGGCTTGGCCTGCCGAAAGCGATCAGTGAAGCGGTTATCTTCTCCGGCAAGTATCGCGTTGAGGCATTCCCGGACGATCTGTGGGAAAGCGCAGACCGGCTTTTCTTCGGTGCTGACTTTGGTTTCGCCAACGATCCCAGCACTTTGATCCGCTGTTTCATCATCGGCACCCGGCTTTATATCGAATATGAGGCCTACGGTGTCGGCATCGAGCTGGACGAAATGGCGAAGTTTTACGACTCAATTCCGCTATCCCGAAAATGGCCTATCCATGGTGACTGTAGCCGACCGGAGACGATCAGCTATTTGTCACGACAGGGATTCTCTATCGACGGTGCCACGAAGTGGCCGGGGAGCGTAGAGGACGGTATCGCTTACCTCAAAGGCTTTGAGGAAATCGTTATCCATGAGCGGTGTAAGCACATGGTAGATGAGGCTCGGCTTTATTCGTACAAGGTCGACCGGTTGACGGGTGAGGTGCTGCCCGTTGTCGTCGATAAGCATAACCACTGCTGGGATGCTGTTCGCTATTCGCTTGATGGCTACATTACCAGCGAAGGCGATCTTGGCGTCTGGGCGGCGCTGGGCAGGAAGCGGTAAATCGCCGGAAATAGTCGCTTCAGGCTAAAAACGCGCTATTCATTTTTCTGCCCTGCTTATGCACGTTTTATTCACCCGTTTTTTCCTAGTTTCCTGATGAAAACAGGCCTTTCGCGCAGTATGCCCGGCGAGTGCTCTCCGGCTAGGGCGCATAAGCACCATTATGTTAAATAGGGCTATTTTTTAACAAATTATCCCGTGAGAATGTATGTCCCGTAAGAAACGCCAGAACGGCGCACAACAGCCCGTTAGGACCGCTGACGGGTACAACAACTTCACAGCCAAGCTCGGCGCCCAGACGCAGAATATTCAGACCGGCGGCACGTACCTGCCTGGCTATCTGACCCGCAACCGGGTAGAGCTGGAATTTGCATATCGGTCATCGTTTCTTGTCGGCTCCGCCGTTGATGCGATGGCTGACGACATGACCCGCAAAGGCATCAACATCAGCTCGAAGCTGGAACCCGGCCAAAAGGGTAACGTCGAAACCTTCTGGGATGAAATGGCTATCTGGGATGGGCTCAACGATACCCTGAAATGGTCCAGGCTGTACGGCGGCGCGATCCTGGTGGTGCTGATTGAGGGGCAGGACATGTCATCTCAGTTGAAGCTCGACAGAATTAAGCAAGGCCAGTTCAAAGGCGTTATGTCGCTGGACCGCTGGATGGTTCAGCCATCATACCGTGAGCTGGTGACTGATTACGGTCCGGAGTTCGGCAAGCCCAAATTCTACAAGGTCACGACCAACCAGCAGGGCATCCCGCCGTGGAAAATCCACCACAGCCGCATCATCCGGATGGAGGGCGACTCGCTGCCGTTCCAGCAGGCCCAGACGGAGAACGGCTGGGGGATGTCGGTCATTGAGAGGATTTTCGAACGCATTCAGGCATTCGATACCGCGACCGTCGGCACCACTCAACTGATTCACAAGGCCCATCTGCGCACTTACAGCATAGAAGGGCTGCGCAAGATTTTGGCGCTGCCGGAGGATAGCCCGCTGGTCGCCGGCCTGATGAAGCACATGGACATGATTAGGGAGTTCCAGACCATCGAGGGCATGACCTTGATGGATAAGAGCGACGAATTTGCGACACATAGTTACTCATTTGCTGGTGTGGCCGACGTGCTGCTGCGCTTTGCCGAGCAGGTTTCCGGAGCTACCGGCATCCCCCTGGTGCGCCTGTTCGGGCAGTCTCCCGCTGGATTTAACACCGGCGATGGCGATCTCGAAAACTACTACAGCCGCGTCAACTCGCTGCAGGAACGCCGGCTGCGGCGCCATATTCGATGGCTGCTGGATATCACCTGGCGGTCGCAGTTCGGGCAGCCACTGCCGGACGACTTCACATTCGAGTTTAACAAGCTGTGGGAGATGTCTGACTCCGACCGGGCAACGATGGCAAATAACGTGGCCACCGCGTTGGCTACGCTGGTGGACCGGGAGATCCTGCCGCTGCCGGCCGCAATGAATGACCTGCGCAACCTGTCCGACATCATCGGCATCGGCGGTGCGCTGACTGACAAGGACATAGAGGATGCGAAGACCCAGTGGCAGGAGGATGAACCTGAAGCCATCCCAGCGCCGACGCTCGGAGATTCAGTATCGAAAAAGCCTGTTGGCGATAGCGAACCAGATCGGGGAAATCGTCAGTGGTACCTACGATGGTTCACAGGCAAGCGCTGACACAGCCGCCAGCACGCTGGTGGACTATTCCGAGGTGATCAGCGCCTGGGCGGAGAAGGTCGGCCAGCGGATGTTTGCGCAGGTTGAGCGCGAGGAATGGAATCAGTGGCGCTCTGTTTCGGAAGAAATATCCGCTGGTCTGCGTGACGTGATTGGTAACACTCCTGTCGGCATGGTGGCGCAAGACATCGTTTACCGACAGATTCGCTATATGAAGTCTCTGCCATTAGAGGCGGCCGGACGTGTCAGGGAGATTCAGGAGCGTGCGATAAAGGCTGTCATCCATGGTGAGCGCCCCGATCAGCTTTACGAGATGATCATGCAGTCCGGCGACGTGGCGGCCAGCAGGGCGCGGATGATAGCCCGCACTGAGATAGGCCGCGCCACTACCGCATTAACTCAGGCTCGGGCACTGTCCGTTGGTTCTGAGGGGTACTGGTGGCGCATCAAGGGGGCTGGTACCAGGGCATCGCACCGAGGAATGAAAGATAAATTTGTGCGCTGGGATAACCCGCCGACGCTTGACGGTATGACCGGCCACTGCGGTGCACTGCCAAACTGCGATTGCTGGCCAGAAGTGCAAATACCTGACCCTGTAAAATAACAGGCCGCCAATGAGCGGCCTTTTTTGTTGCCCGAAGAGGTGAGAATGAAAAAGGTCCATATCGAATCAAAGCGAGCAGGCGACCGCAGGGTTATCGAAATATCGATAGGCGGCATCACCGCGCGTTACCGCGCCATTGGCGAGCTCTCAGAGTTAAAAGCCACAGGTCGCGGTAACGTCCGCCAGGTTAAGGCGCTGCTACGTGAGTTCATTCGAAACTCCGACCCCGCGCTCATTTAGCGAGGCACCATGAAATATTACTTTACCGCCCGACTGGGGGAAACTCGCTACCTGCAGGCCGATGGTTCGCTGTTGTGCAAAGACGTTCCGATCGCCAGGACCGGCACACAAATCTATCTGCCTGAAGAGGTGGACCTTCAACCTGATCCGCTTACCGGTACCGTGACGGTATGGCGCACAGAGGACGAGGTTTTCTCCCCGGAGACAATGGCCAGTTTTGAAGGCGTTGCCGTCACTCTGGAACATCCGGAGGGGGCGAACGGTGAAATCGTCTTTGTTAACCCCTCCAACTACTCCGAGCTGGCCCACGGACATATTCAGAACGTTCGCCGCGGTACCGGAGATAAATCGGACCTGCTTATAGCTGATGTGCTGGTTAAGCGGCAGGAGGCTATCGACGCTATTCAGGCTGGTTATACAGACGTCAGTTGCGGCTACGACGCCAAATACAAACAGCTCTCCCCGGGCAAGGGGAAGCAATACCAAATCACCGGAAACCATCTCGCCGTCGGCATTGATCGGGGGCGGGCTGGCGGCCGCTGTGCAATCGGGGATTCTGTCCCATCAACGTTAAGAAAGGAAAAGCCAATAATGTCATGGTTAAAAAACTTGGCTAAGGCCATTAAGACGAAAGATGAGGACGCATTAGCGAAGCTCATCGACGAAGCGCCGGACATGCCGTCTGATGGCATGGGCTCAATCCCCGGACCGACGATCAACATCAACGTGCCGTCACAGGCTACCGCGCTGCCGACCGAAAACCGGACCACCACGGACGAAACGCCTGACGACAACCCGGATAAAGAGAAAACCGGCGACGAAGGCGTGCCCGAGTGGGCGCAGGCGCTGATTGCCCGTATCGACGCACTGGAAGGAAAAACTACCGATGCGGACCCTGATCCGGACGACACCCCGACCGGCGACGAAGACGCGGAAGAAGATAAGAAGGTGACAGGCGATGCGGCGTTTAAGCGCAACATCATCGCTGATGCTGAAATCATCGCTCCCGGCTTCCAGCCTACCGGCGATAAAGGTCTCAAGCGCCAGGTTCTGAACCACGCTATGCGTACCGGCGACAGCCTGAAAGCGTTTGGTGTGGAGGACTTCAGCAAGGTTCCGAAAGCTACCGTGGACGCGGTATTCAGTGCGGCTGTCGAGCTGAAGAAGGCGCAAAACCATATCACCCCGCTTAATGTCACCACGCGCACGCGTGACAGCATGGGCGGCAACCCCACTCCGGCCGATCTGAACAAGATTAACGCCGAATTCTGGAAACGAAATTAAGGGTAAAAACATGGCTGGAAATGCTTATCTGTTCCGTATGCCGCTTGGCATCAGCGGGGCGGTCACTCGCCTGCGCGACCTGACTACTGAGCCTGCAACGCTTGATCCGGCGAAGGTGTTTACGAAGTATGGCCTGGCCGGGAAGTATGACGGCGAAAAACTGGTACCGCTGGAAGATGGCGATACCGTCGATCTGGTCGCGGGCTTCCTGGTACGTCCGTATCCGACGCATTCACCTGAAGACCGTGAATTCCTTGGCGTCACTGTCGGCACTGGTGCGGATGTACTGAAGCGCGGTTACTTCTCGACTGCTGTACCGTCCGCCCAGGCATCCTCCGCAGTGAAAAACGGTAAGGTTTACGTCCGCGTTGCCGGTGCCACTGACGCAAGCCCTCTGGGCTCTCTGGTGCTGACTCCTGACGCCACCGCCGCTAACACTCCGGAACTGACCATTGCGAAAGTGATGGGCCCTGGCGATAACGCCGCGGGTACGGGTCTGGGTCACGTCGAAATCGCTTACAACATCTAAGGAAGCGCTGAATGTTTACTATTGATAAAGCCACCAAAGACGCGGCTGGCGTATTCCTGGTTGGCGAACTCGAACGCCTTGACCAGACGTTAAACCTGCCGCAGGTTTCGTATAAATGGTCACGTGATATGCCGCTGCGTAGCGACGTATCGATCGCCGATGAGATCTCCTCTTTCACCAATACGGATTTTGCTGCTGCGGGTGGCGTTAACCCGAACGGGAAAAACTGGATCGGCAAAAACTCTACCGCCATTCCAGGCGTTAACCTGTTGATTGAGCGTACCGCTCAGCCGCTGGAACTCTGGGGCATGGAACTTGGCTGGACACTGCCGGAGCTGGCATCCGCTATGCGTGCTGGTCGCCCGGTTGACGCCCAGAAATACGACGCTATGCAGATGAAGTGGAATATGGACGTCGACGAGCAGGTTTATATCGGCGATGCCGATAAAGGTATGCCTGGCATGCTGAACCTGCCTTCCATTACGCCGGTTGCCGCTGCTGCTGCCTGGACTGCCACCACGGACCCGGATGTTATCGTTCAGGACATTAACCTGGTGCTCAGCTCCGCATGGGTATCCTCTGGTTATGCCATGTGCCCGCGTAAAATCGGTCTGGCGCCGGAGCTGTTCGGCCTGCTGGCGAGTAAGAAGGTCTCCTCCGCCGGCAACATCTCTGTTCTGGAATACGTGAAGATCAACACTATCGCGTTCCAGGAGAACGGAGAACCGCTGGAGATCGTCTCCATGAAATGGGCGTCTGGTCGTGGTGCTGGTGGTGCGCATCGCATCGTGGCGTACACCCAGGAAGAGAAGTACATCCGCTTCCCGCTGGTGCCGCTGCTGAGCACTCCTCTTGAGTATCGCGGGATCTACCAACTGACTACCTACTATGGCCGTCTTGGTCAGGTAGAAACCCCGTACGCGAACACCATCGCTTACCTCGACGTTCCGGCGTCCTGATCCAGAGGCGGGGAAACCCGCCTGCTTCAAGGAGCAAACATGCGTTATCTCGTATCTAAAAAGGCCAGCCTCCGGTTTGCTGACGGCACGTCTGTAGAGCTGACTCCGGGGATTCAGGAATACCCTGATGAGGTGGCGGCTCACTGGGCGTTCTCGCATTACGCCAGCCCCATTGACGCTGCTGAACAGCCCGATACTAAGGGGAAAGGCAATGCCAAAAAACAGCAGGCTTCCGACTAAAGAACAATTCCGCACCGACTTCCCCGAATTCTCCGACACCACTCGCTATCCCGACCCCGCAGTGACTTTTTATCTGGGGCAGGCTGACGTCATCCTCAATCAGGACGTGCTGGGCGACCAGTTCGTTTATCTGGCTGAGCTTTTCGTTGCGCACTACACCGAGCTGCGCGGGCGGGCTATTGCGATGGCGGCTGTCGGCGGCGGGGTGAACACGGCTGGTGGGGGAGTGCTGACGTCGAAGTCGGTCGATAAGGTCAGCGCCAGTTACGACGTCTCGGGCATTATTAATCCCGATGCGGGGTTCTGGAACAACACCAGCTACGGCCGCGAGTTCTTCTGGTGGTGGTCGATGTTCGGCGCCGGCGGCAGGCAACTGCTATGAAGTCCGGGTTAACGGTTCGCGAGGACAATTATGCCGGTGTTCTGGATGCGCTGAAACAGCTGTCAGGCACTGATGTACTGGTTGGTATCCCGGCAGGTCCTCCGCGCGATGATGCGCCGCTGAGCAACGCTGAGCTGGGGTATCTCCAGTCCACCGGGGCAACCGTAGAGATAGACGGTGAGACCGTTACTCTGCCGCCAAGGCCATTTCTGGACATGGGTATTGAGGATTCCCGGGATAAAACGACCGAGCGTTTAAAGCTGGCCGCTCAGTCTGCGCTTGAAGGTAAGGCAGATGTGGCGTCGATGCATCTTGAAGCCGCAGGCCAGATTGCGCGTGATGCCTCAAAGGCTGTCATTGAGGCAGGCGATCGTCTGACCCCACTATCTGAAAAGACCATCAAGAAGCGCAGAGAAATGAAGCCTCCCATTCCAGGCGATAAGCCGTTGCGTGCTCGCGGATTCCTGTTCAGAGCGATTCAGTATGTCGTGAGGAAAAAATAATGCCGTTTCTCGATGTGACTGATGTTCTGCTTGACCCGGACTTTGTCGACCTGTCTCTGGTGTGTTATCGGCAGGTGCAGACGGTGGATGAGGATAACTTCCCCATTAACACGCCTCAGGATATCCCCTTCTCCGGGGTGGTAACCGTCGACCGCTCCCTGGAAGCCAAGCGAATGGCTGCCGGGCAGAACATCAACGGGGCGATACTCATCGTGACGCAATTCCGCCTGACGCAGGGCCAGCCAGGGCTAGACGCTGACACTGTGACGTACAGAGGGAGAGAGTACCGCGTGACCTTTGTCGACCCGTACACGGCATACGGCGCCGGTTTCGTTCAGGCGCATTGCGAGCTGCTGGAGTTTAACGGAGGGATTCCCGTTGAGTAACGACAGCACAGAGCCTGGGTATCTTACCCCCGTCGGGGATGCTCCTGAGTACGATAAGGAGCTGGAAAAGCAACTGAGTCGCTGGGTAAGAGGCGTGACAGGGATTGCGGTTAACCTGGTATTGCCCCGGTTTACCGATCCACAGTCCAAAATACCGCCGAACGGTGAGACGTGGTGCGGGTTTAACTTTTCCACGCTCTCACGTCCTGGCACTCCTGCAAATGTCCAGGTAAGCGAAGAGCAGAGCGAACAATGGTCATGGGAGAGCATCCAGGTGCTTTTCTGTTTCTATGGCCCCGGCGGTTCCGGGATGGCCACGCGGTTTCGCGACGGAATGTTTGTAGATCAAAACGCAGATACGTTGCGACGAATCTCAGGTTTGTCGCTGGTGAGCGCTGATGATATACGAAACCTCCCCGAATTGATCAACAACCAGTGGGTGCGCCGGTATGACCTTGCCGTGACCCTTTCCCGCAAAAACACCCGTACCTACAACGTTAAATCTGTCGTTGACCCTAACGTCACGATAGTTACCGGAGACTAAAATGGAAAAAGGGCTTCCCCTTAACCGTATCGCTAACGTGACGGTGACGCTTTCTGCTCGGGCCGCGCAGGGGCGCAATTTTGGCTCAATGCTCATCCTGGGCGACTCAACTGTTATTCCGATTTCTGAGCGGCTGCGCCTTTACTCCAGTGCTGATGATATCGGCGATGACTTTGGTGTAGACAGCCAGGAGTATGCAGCGGCTGTTATCTGGTTCTCCCAGCAACCTCAGCCGACTCTGGTGTATGTCGGTCGCTGGGCGAAAACGCTGGCTACTGGCGAAACAGGCAGCGCAGAAAGCCTCCTGCAGGCGGTTAACGCTTTGCTGGACTGGAATTCATGGTATGGCCTTCATCTTGCCGTTCCGGTAGCCGATTATCCTTCCGACACCGACATTATCAGTGTGGCGGCGGCTATCGAAGCCGCGAGCGTATCCCGCATCTTTGGCGTTACCTCAGCTGATTCAACGATTCTTGACGCGGCTACCACGACGGATCTGGCTTCCAGGCTGAAAGCAGCGAAATACAGCCGTACCTTTATCCAGTACTCGACCAGCAGCCGCTATGCTGCGCTGTCCTCGTTTGCGCGTGCGTTCACTGTTGACTTCACCGGAAGCAACACGACGATCACCCTCAAGTTTAAACAGCTGCCGGGCGTTACCTACGAAACCCTGGGCACCTCGCAAGCTAACAACCTGGAGGCGAAGAACTGCAACGTTTACGTGTACTACGAAAACGATACAGCGATTCTTGAGCAAGGCGTTATGGCAAACGGCGATTTCTTCGACGAGCGCCATGGCCTCGACTGGTTGCAGAACGCCGTGCAGACGGCTGACTACAACACGCTCTATACGAGCACAACCAAAATCCCCCAGACCGACGCCGGTACCACAACCCGTATCGCCAACATTGAGCTGGTGCTCGATAAGGCTGTGCAAAACGGTCTCTTTGCGCCGGGTAAATGGACTGGTGGCCCGATTGGCCAGCTCAATACCGGTGACATGCTGACGAAGGGCTATTACACCTGGGCAGAAAACGTTGATGACCAGCTTCAGGTCGATCGCGAAGCGCGGAAAGGTGTGCCAATTCAGGTTGCCGGGAAACTGGCCGGAGCCGTTCATTACGGCACCGTCGCAATCACGGTCGTGCGCTAAGGAGCCATAGATGTCTACGTATTCGTTTCTTGATGTTTCGGCCTCTCTCGCAGGGCCTACCGGGTTAGTTGAGCTTGGCTACGGCTCAGCGAACGCCGAAGAGGGCATTACTGTCACAATGACAGAGGCCAAAAACACCATGACCATCGGCGCCGATGGCGAGGTGATGCACAGCCTGCACGCCGGAAAGAGCGGCACTATCACGGTAACCTTGCTGAAAACCTCCCCGGTAAACAAAAAGCTCTCGCTGATGTACAACGCACAGAGCCTGTCCTCGGCGACGTGGGGCAATAACGTCATCGTCATTCGCAACAAAGTATCAGGTGATACCACTACAGCGCGTTCTTGTGCTTTCCAGAAGCAACCCGATCACGCTAACGCCAAAGTCGGCAATACGGTTTCCTGGGTCTTTGACTGCGGCAAGATTGATCAGCTGCTTGGGGAGTTTTAACAGATGGAATTTGAAATCAAAGGCGTTAAATACCGCACCGCAAAGCTCGATGTATTCCAGCAACTGAAGGTAAGCCGTAAGCTGCTGCCGGTGCTGGCCGGGCTGGTTAGCGAATTTTCCACGCTGAAAGCGCAGGCCGCTGCGGGTAACTCTGGTGCAGTGCTGGAAAGCGTACTGCCGAAAATTGCCGATACGCTGGCCGCGCTGCCTGATGAGGACGTTAAAGCGGTGATTCATCCGTGTCTGAGCGTTGTTATGCGCCAGCATGAAAAAGGGTGGGTGAAAATTTTCGATCAGGGCGCGCTGATGTTCGACGATATCGACCTGTTCACGATGCTGCAGTTGGTGGCGCGGGTGGTCGCCGACAGCCTGGGAAATTTTTTGAAAGAACTCCCCGGCAGCGGGACGCCTACCCAGCCATAGGTCCTGTCCTGGAATCCATGCCAGAAGGCGAGGATTTCCTGATGCGCCCGGTGGATGCCGGGCTCATCCCTTACACCGCCCTGAAAGATGGATCAGTAGACCTGGCTGATATTGCCCGTATGAATGACTGGCTGGACCTGAAAGCCGATAACGAAAACCGTATAGCGAAATGGAGAGAGGCTAATGAACGCTGAAACGCTCAAGGACTTTCTGATCTCGCTTGGGTTCAAAGTTGATGAGGCTGGCGCCAGAAAATTCGATGCCGTCGTTGCCGGGACAACGCTTAAAGCGATTGAACTGGGCGTCAAAGTTGAGGCGGCGGCGCTTTCCGTCGTTGCATTCACCGCGAAAATTGCCAGCGGTCTCGACGACCTGTACTGGGCCTCTCAGCGCACAGGCGCGACGGTGGAGGGCATTAAGCAGATTGGGTATGCGGTTAGTCAGGTTGGCGGCAGTGTCGACGGGGCCCGCGGCTCTCTCGAAAATCTTGCCCGGTTCATGCGTAACAATCCCGGCGCTGAGGGTTTCCTGAACCGGCTTGGGGTTCAAACGCGTGATGCCAGCGGCAACATGCGGGATATGGCGACGATCTTTACCGGCGTCGGTCAGCGTCTTAGCAGCATGCCGTATTACCGCGCGAACCAGTACGCTCAGATGCTGGGTCTGGATGAAAACACCCTGATGGCAATGCGTCGCGGTATCGGCCAGTTTAGTGGCGAATACACCGCGATGGCTAAGGCGATCGGCTATAACGCTGATGTGGCCGCCGTCAGCTCCAATAAATTCATGACCTCGCTGCGCTCCTTTGGGCTGATGGCAGGCATGGCGCGGGATAAAATCGGCTCCAGTCTCGCTGATGGACTTGCTGGCTCTCTGGACAGGCTGCGTCGACAAATTCTGGAAAACTTCCCGAAAATTGAAGGCGCGATAACCAGCACCGTCAAAGGGATTCTCTGGGCTGGTGAGATGGTAGGCAGGATAATTTACCGTCTTATTCAGGCTGCTAGCGATATCAGGGCCTGGTGGATTGGGCTGGATAGTGACACACAAAAGCTTATTCAGACGCTTGGTGGCTTGCTTGTTGCCTGGCGATTGCTGAACGCAGCAATGCTTGCCTCTCCCGTCTCGTTGGTTTTGGCACTAGCTGCGGCTATCCTTTTGCTCTACGACGATTACAGGACGTGGAAGGAGGGCGGAAAAAGCCTCATCGACTGGAAGCAGTGGGAGCCTGCAATTGAAAAAGCCAAAGCGGCGATTCTATGGCTTCGAGACAAACTGCTCGGACTGAAGGACGATGTTGGAGGCTGGCAGAACGCTTTTGAAGTGCTGGCAACGTTCGTCGCTGGAAGCTGGGCAGCAAGAATGCTGCTTGGTATTGCCAAAGTCGGTCGTGGGTTTAGCCCAATTCTTGCCGCAATGGCTGCTATCAGCGCCTGGGATAAAATTGGCCAAATCCAGGAAGAGGCAAAGCGAGAAGGAAAAGACGTAGGTCAATACCTGGTCGATCGCATGAACCAGAAGCAGGGTAGTACTGATGGTCTTCTGGGAGGTGCTAACCAGGCGCTTAATCGCCTCTATTCATGGTGGGACAGCATTACCGATACCGGCGGCGCGACCAATGCTTATGATGCTTATGGGACAGTAAAACGCCCACAGGCAACTAAGGCAGGCGCTCAGCTGCTGGGTTGGATGGCACCCATGATGGGTAAGCTGGAAGCGATGTATAACCTCCCGGCAGGACTGCTCCGCAGCGTCGCTCTGACAGAGTCGGGTGGAAATCAGTTTGCTATTTCAGGCGCTGGAGCCCAGGGGTTATTCCAGTTTATGCCGGGTACAGCTCGTGATATGGGCTTACGCGGCAATGACGTGTTTGACCCTGTAAAATCAGCGGAAGCGGCAGCACGGTATCTCTCTATGCTCCTGCAAAAGAATGGAGGGGACCTGAACAAAGCTCTGGCCTCCTATAACTGGGGGATTGGTAACGTGCAGAAGTATGGCATGGCGTTGATGCCGCAGGAAACCAGGCAATATATCCCGAAGGTATTGAGCAATATGCCGGGAGCTGGCGCGACATTGAACCAGAATACCGTTATCAACATTTCTGGTGTCAGCGATCCGAGAGAGGCGGGGAAAATCGTCTCTGAAAGCCAGGGCAACGTTAATGCACGCGCTACCCAGCAACTAACCCGGGGGCCGAGCTGATGGATATTCTTTCAACCCTTTTCCAGCAGCGGAGCCGCCGTATTGGTCTGATGATACCCGATGTGGTGGTTTCAGAGCGTCATAGCGATGCTCTGGAGGTGACAGAACATCCTGTTGAAAGGCCGACAAGCGCAGGAACAGGGTTCATTGCAGACCATGCGTATCGGCGCCCGTCAGAAGTCGTTATGGAGATAGGCTTTGCTGGTGGTGGTTCCTTGCTGGATTTTTATGATACAGCAGGCATCGGGCTGTCTACGCCCCTTAACAACATGGGGCCTAAGGAAGTCTATGCTGAGCTGCTTAAAATGCAGCAGGAAAGGCAGTTGCTTGATGTGACCACCGGGAAACGTCTTTATACCAATATGGTGATCCGCTCTCTGGATGTGACGACCGAACGTACCAGCGAAAACGTACTGATGGCGACAGTTACGCTCAGGGAAATAATCACCAGCCAGACGCAGACAGTCAGCGTGGCAGCGAAGGAAAACATGAAAGAGGGGGTGAATACGTCAGCGGTGCAAAACTCAGGGGTAAAGACGCCGACTCCGAAAGATGAGTCGCTACTAAGCCGATTTGTCGGTTTCATCTCAGGAGGTTAAATGGCTGTTTCAGAAATCCCTCTATCACCAGAAAACCAGCGATTCTCCATATCTGTGGCAGGTCAAAGTCTGCAAATGGCTGTCACCTGGCGTACTGCTTTCTGGTGTCTGGATATCATGGACAGTACCGGAACCGACCTGATAAAGGGTATCCCGCTTATCACCGGCGCCAACCTGCTGGCGCAGTATCGCTATCTCGGGCTTGGCTTTTCGCTCTATGTCAATTGCGACGACCCGGCAAATGATAATCCAACCCAAACCGACCTCGGCATTAAAAGCCATCTCTACGCAGTAACGGAGTGATTATGTCTCAGAACTGGATGCGGCACTTTAAGCTGCAGCTTATTGACGATAAGGGTGATGGGATTTCGCTGTCGGATTTTAAGGTGACGTTTAATATCCAGAAGATGCCCGCGACTATCTTTAACGGGTTCGTGGGTAACTTCAAAATCTACAATCTGTCGCCAGAGACTCAAAACCGGATCATGGGTAAAGAATTTACCCGTGTAAGGGCTATTGCCGGGTATAACGGCACAGCAGACAGCAGTGGCAACTATCCTGATAAAAATGTGGGGATCATCTTTAACGGTGATATTCGCTTTACCGTTACCGGAAAAGATAACGTCACCGATAGTTGGGTGCTCATCCAGTGTATTGATGGCTGGGAGGGGCATCTCAACGCCAGCGTGAAAACGACAGTATCGGCAGGCTGGAAGCATGCTGACCTGTTTGATTTGGGTATGCAGTCCCTTAGCCCTTATGGCATTACAGAGGGAAGCAGGCCGGATTTTGGCCCAACTGTATTCCCCCGCGGCCGCACAATTTATCAGAACACTGGACGCCTGATGTACAGCCTTGCAGGGCAATGTAAGTCTAACTGGTGGTACGAAAACAACCAGGTGCATATTGTTCCTGATGATAAGTACATACAGGAGGCGATCGTGCTGAACGCCGATACAGGCCTCATTGGCATGCCACAGCAGACAATGGGCGCCGGGGTTAACGTTCGCTGTCTGATAAACCCGAATATAAAGCTGGGTGGGCTTATCCGCCTGGATCAGGCCTCGGTGTATCGTCAGGCGCTCGGCAATGACCAGATCGGGCAGTCCCCGGGGGCATTAGGTGAGAACACCACGGACGGGAATATCTATGTTGACGGCCTTCCCGGATCACAACTGGCAGCAATCAATACCGATGGTGATTACATTGTCGGCAGCATTGACTATACTGGCGATACTCGCGGGCAGGCGTGGTATATGGATTTGCTCTGTCTGGCGAAGGGGGCTCGGGATTTGCTCAATTCAAAAGGTTTGGATGCGGCACAATACACATGAAGAAAAACATCATTGCTTGTATTTTTACTCTCTTTCTCACCACTCCTACCTTTGCGGATACGGGATGCGGACCATTTGGAATTAACTGGAAAGCGCAGGATGGCTTTGCAAGGATAAACGGGTCTAAGCCCGAGTCGCAGAAAATAACTTTTCTGAAGGCAAAGGATGATTACAACAATGTGAAAATACAGTGGATGCTTCCGGACGCTAGATCTGGCCGCTGGCTTGGAATGGATTTTGTGGCTCGAAACGGAAAGCCCATTCTCAACGTCGAAGTGATCCGCAAGAACATGGACGAGCCCCGAGAGTTCTGGACTTATAACTGTGCGAAGGTGAAATAATGGTCAATGAGATGCGCCGGATTAACCGGCACAAGGCTACTCTTCTTTGATCCTAATTTCCTCTTTAGCCTCACTGAAGAGCTTAAACAATTCTTGCTCATTGAGGTTGCTTGCCTCAATCTTATAGTTGCCCTTGTGAATGGTTATCTTTTTGCTGTGTTTTGCTCGAATCCACGCGGCCACGACGGCAGCCACGCTATAACAAACATCTTTATTTTGAATAAACTCAAAAACATACCCAATTATTACTGAAGTGGTAGACCCTACCATAGGCGCAGAGTCACCAACGCGGGCTATAACACTTCTACTTCTATCGCTTTCTTGGATAACCTGTTCAATGTATGGGGTGAGTTCCTGACCCGAGCTTTTTGAGAGGCGCAAATTGAAAACTGATTTGGTCATAACGTTTGGTGGTTCCATTAGAGATAGATGGAAAGCTATTTGGGCGCTCAGTGGCACGCTATTAGCTTTGGTTTTTTATAAAGAAGCTCAAGTTGTGCTTAAAGACTTTGAGGTACAAAGTGCTACCCAAAAGGTTTACCACCAATAATTTATTGTTTATATCCTGATATTTGATCAGTAACCCGCCTTCGAGCGGGTTTTTTAATGCCCGCAACAAACCAACGCACTCGCGTGCGTCTTCCCACAAGAGCTTTCCGTAGTGTGAGTCTGAGACAGGGCGGTGGATTTCATCGTTCCGCTCTTGGCCGCCCACGTCTACGCGAGCAGGCTCACACCACAGAAAGGTAAATACGATGAAATATCCAACCGTATCAGTAAACGGCGTTTCCGTTCGTGTTGACGACGAGGGGCGCTATAGCCTTAATGATCTCCATGCGGCCGCCGTGGCAAATGGGGAGGCTACAGAGTCACAGCGCCCAAGCGTATTCCTCAGAAGCGCCCAAATAAAACGCTTTATTAAGGCACTTCAATCCAAAGCACTAAAAAGTGCTTCGGAACAAAATCAACCGCTTAAGGTAATAAAAGGCGGTTCTGAATCCGGTGCGTGGGGCGTAGAGCTGCTTGCTATTCGCTATGCCGCATGGATTAAGCCAGAATTCGAAATCGAGGTATATGAGGTATTTCGGACAGTTGTTCGCATGGGCATTGGCGCTATGTCCCGCCTGAACAAAATCGATCACATCATCAACACAGAAACGAAGGCTATCAGTCAGTGTGCAAGCCAGATGGCGAAGTGGGGTGTTGGCGGGCGCAAGCAATTGCTCCATGCTGCGCGCGATCGGGCCGCTGATGAAGTACAGTTATATCTGCCTGGTATTGCATGAATTTGTTCGCGGCCCACTCAGGTGGGCTTTTTTATTTCCTGGAGTAAACCAAATGCCCGTAGCACTAAACTCCCAGCTCGGTAGTAAAGAGCAGGCCGACGCGCAGTTGGCGCAGGCGATCATGTCCGCAATGCGTGTCTCCATTCCCGGCATCATCCAGTCATTTGATCCGGATGCTGTCACCGCTGTTGTTCAACCAGCCATTAAAGGCGCGGAGCAGGACGAATCAGGCGCCGAGGTTTCGGTGAACCTGCCGCTGCTGGTGGACGTTCCTGTCGTCTTCCCTCGCGGTGGTGGCTGTACGCTGACTTTTCCCGTTAAAGAAGGTGATGAATGCCTGGTGATATTTGCCGACCGATGCATTGATTTCTGGTGGCAGAGCGGGGGCATACAGGAGCCCGTAGACGGGCGCATGCACGATTTGTCTGATGCATTCTGTATCGTGGGTCCGCAGTCACAGGCGAAGAAAATCAGCGATATCAGCACCAGCGCGGTAGAGCTACGCAGTGATGATGGCTCTGCAAAATTGAGCCTTAACCCCGTGAGTGGCGAAATCAGCGGTACGGCTCCGGGCGGGTTTAACCTGAACGGTCTTCAAATTCTTCCTGATGGCCGCCTGCAGCTGGTGGATGGCTCAATCGTTGATAAGCATACGCATGGTGGCGTTGAGCCTGGTGGCAGCAGTACAGCACCGCTCGGAGGATGATATGCGATACCGTCGAGAAGATGACGATGGGGATTACACCTTCGGTCAGGGCGATGATACCTGGCTGGTTAACTCCCCCGAGGCTGTCGCGCAGGCCATAAAAACGCGCTTTCTGCTTTGGTACGGGCAGTGGTTTCTGGACACCACAGAAGGTACGCCGTGGATTCAGTCCGTTCTGGGTAAGCAAAAACCGGATACCTACAACCTCGCTATCCGTAAGCGGATCCTCGAAACGCAGGGGGTTAGCTCAATCACTGCATTTAATACCACCGTTGACGGCACCACACGCCGTGTAACGTTCACAGCAACGGTGGAAACCATCTACGGGACAACCACAGTAACTTCGGAGGCGTAATGTCTTTGGACCTCGACACACTCGGCTTATCGGCAACGGTAACCGCTGAGGGGATAAGTGCGCCCGACTATCAGACCGTTCTGGACACCATCACCGGCTATTTTCAGCAGATTTATGGCAGTGATGCCTATCTCGACCCGGACAGCAAAGACGGCCAGATGGTCGCTCTGGTGGCTCTGGCCATTCACGATGCGAACAACACGGCCATTTCTGTTTACCGGTCATTTTCTCCGTCGACGGCGCTGGACGATGCATTAACCAGTAACGTCAAAATTAACGGCATCACTCGCCGTGCTGCGACAAACTCTACTGTCGATGAGCTGATCGAAGGCGAAGCCGGAACGATAATCACAAACGGCTCTGTGAAAGATGCCAACGGCATCATCTGGAATCTTCCTGCTCAGGTGACAATTGGTATTGATGGGACGGTTATTGCTACTGCGACGTGTTCTGTTGCTGGCGCTGTGGCGGCCCCTGCCGGGTCAGTCAATAAGATAAACACCCCGACACGTGGCTGGGTATCAGTAACTAACCCTCAAGCGGCTACCGTTGGCGTTGCTGCCGAAACAAATGCTGAATTGCGTGTCCGGCAATCACAGAGCGTTGCCTTACCGTCTCTGACGCCGTTTGAGGCGGTAGATGGTGCGATAGCAAATATCAGCGGCGTAACGCGACACAAGCTGTATGAGAACGATACAGACAACACTGATGCAAATGGCCTACCTCCGCACTCAATCGCCGCCATTGTTGAAGGTGGTGATGCGACGGTCATTGCGAACAGCATTCGTGGTGTGAAAGGGCTGGGCGTAACGCCATACGGTAGTACGGTGATTGTTGTGCCTGATAAGTACGGAAACCCTCACCCGGTAGGTTTTTCAAGACCGGTCGATGTGCCCATTTACGTGAAAATCACTATCGAGCCCCTTACGGGTTACACATCCCGGGTCGGCGAAGAGATAAAGGCGGCTGTATCTGCCTACATTAACTCTCTGGCAATCGGCGCCAGCGTTCTTCTCAGTCGCGTTTACTCACCGGCTAACCTTGGCGTCGTTAGTGGAGGCAATGCCAGGTATTACGACATTACCGAGTTGCTGATCGGTACGTCTGCCGGTGGCGTAGCTGCGGCAAACGTGGATATTGCCTTTGACCAGTCAGCATCCTGCGCCGTCAGCAATATTAATCTGGTGGTCTCATGAGCAGATACACTGACCGCATAACAAACTACCACGCCGGTAAACCAAAGTTCTTTGCACACGTCGACCTGTCCACCAGGCCACTGAGTGATGTTTCCGATGCAATGTCACGGCTAATACCCGATTTTGATATCGATACCGCCGTAGGCGTGCAACTCGACGTTGTGGGCGAATGGGTTGGTCGTTCCCGTCGCGTGGCTACACCGGTAACCGGGATTTATTTTTCGTGGGACACCGAACGGGTTGGCTGGGATCAGGGGGTCTGGCAGGGACCATATGACCCAAACGACGGTTTTATCGATCTAAGCGATGAAATATATCGGCTAATGCTGAAGGTGAAAGTGGCGATAAACAACTGGGATGGACAGAACGACTCGCTTCCTTCAATTCTTGATGCCACCCTTGCCGGGTCCGGGATCCGAATGGCTATTGTCGACAACCAGGATATGTCGATTTCCATCTGGATACTCGGTGACCCATCGGTAGCTATAAGCGAAATAGATCGGTTAATCCTGGATAGCGCTGTCAACAAAGGGCCGTTTATCACATTGCCAGCAGGATATGTGCCATCGCGTTATGACGTCAACCCGATTGACCAGGTAAACAGTGAACTCTGGTGGGCGATTCAAAACGGTTATATGACGGTTAAGGCCGCCGGAGTTCGTGTCCGTGAAATAGAGACCGTCAGTGATGGTTATCAGTTTTTTGGCTTCGATATCGAAAATGACTATATCGCTGGTTTCGACCGCGGGTCATGGGGAGAGAGATTTTAATGGCGACTAACGATTTTAAGCCCTTCGCTACTGGTAGCGGGGCAAACGTATTACCTCAGGCAGACTATGAGTCACTATCTGCCCTGGCCTCTGGATTTCTTTCCGGAAAAGCTTCATCTGCACAAATCAATAAAGCATTACGCCAGTCATCAACGATGGCTGCATTGATTGGGCAGTTTATTAACCAGGCAAATTTAGATGCTCTTGATAATGGGAATGTTTCAACGTTATTAACTAATTTTGTTGCCGCATTAACCGTAAACCTCTCCCTTGGAACAGCCTCTAAAAGAAATGTGGGTACGGGTGCCAATCAGATACCTGACATGAGCAGTTTTACTGCAACTTTAAATACCCCCGGCGTCATGCGGTTTCCTGGTGGTTTTAAGTTGATGTGGGCTCTGGGATCAACCGACTCAATTGGGGTAGCTAACGTTGCGTTGCCTGCATCATTTGATAATGCCTGTTTTGGTGCTCTGGCGATTGAGCGAAACCCTTATGCATGGGGAGCAGGTATTACTTCAGTATGGGCTGTTCAATATAGCGAGTTATCCAAAACATCTGTTCAGGCTTTGGCTAGACAGGTTTCAGGGGGTACTGTGACTGCAATATCGGGCATCGGTTGCATGGTTTTGGCATGGGGAAATTAAATGTCTATATATTTTAAAGATGGGGCCTTCTATCTCGATCAGTTTAATGAATCAATTCCAGAAGACGCGCTTGAAATCATTCAGGAAGATTACGATGCGCTATTCGAAGGGCAAGCGAATGGCCAGATGATAGTAACTGGTTCGGATGGAAAGCCTGCATTGCAGGAAAAGCCATTACCCAGTCATGATGTACTGGTGAGTCTCGCTGAACAAAATAGACAATCACTTATCGATAGCGCCATGCAGTCGGTAAGTGCGTTACAGCTTAAGCTTCAGGCGGGAAGAAAGCTGACCGCAGATGAGACATCCAAGTTGAATGCAGTGCTGGATTATATCGACGCAGTAAACGCGGTGAATGTCTCCACCGCTCCAGAGATTGAATGGCCACAAAGGGTTATTTGATTCCATTACCTCTAATATGCCGGTTGATCTCAATTTTTTCTGTGCGTTTTTTAATAATACCTGAAAATCTCACCTCTATTAGTTACATCCGCTAATATTGTCGACTGGCCTGCTATTCCTGAATTTTAAAATCTGGTGATGAAAATGGGTGAATATAATACGGGAAACCCTGTCCCGTCTTCTGCTATGCCTGATGTATGGGATAACAATGCAACAATTGATGAGTTTGTTAACTCGCCTGAATTAACTCTGACAACAAGAACCGGAACAGAGCGCGACACATTGGCCGGTATTCAGAAAAAGTCGGACGACCAGCGTGTGCAAATGGCAGAGGATGGTGCTGCTGTTGTCGAGGAAACGCGGCAGAACCTGATCCCTCTCAGCCGGCAGTATATGACCCTGGCTGCAGCACAGGCTGATATCGCGAATATCCCGGACGGCAGCACTACGTATTACCGTAGCCCGGACGACAGCGCCCTTGCGATCGAAGTCATGAACGTTGGCGGGACGCTGC